GCCTAATCAGCTTATGATTACCAGTTAGCTTGCTCCTGAATGTTTCTGCTTCAGGCTTAAAGCAACGCTCAAAGATGTTATTGTTAACCTTGTCTGCCGTAGCAGCCAGTTTCTTTACAACCTCTTTGGTATCACTCTCGTAAGCTACATACTTGAACTGACCACTGGCTTGATTGATAACCCACCAACCACCAGCAGGTACGTTAGCACCAGTACTGTACACAGCAAGCTGCCCTACATAACCAAAGGGATCATCCTTCTCAAGGTTCTTACCGTCTGTGAACTTGTTGTTGTATGACCACGGGCTAGTAGATTTAATGTCGTCTACTGCACCGTCAACAATTAAGTCGTACTCGCCAGAGATATCTGTTGTACCTATCTTAGCTTGGATACGCTTAGAGTCTTTGTAAGTAACATTAGCCTCTCTTAGAAGACCTTTGAACAAAGCCTCTACCATATCCCCAAAGACCATACGCACTAGGAAGGTGGTGTGTAAGGGTTCTTCTTTCTCTGGGTGGTTCTTCTGATACCACAACTGACAAGCAGGTCTACCTAGGTTGGAAGCACGGAGGGTAAAACCCCCCGTACCACCACGCCGTTCACAGAACTGCCGCCGCAAAGATTTAGCTACGTCATCAGCAATCTTACGAATGTTTTCCTCAGACATAGTTTTCTTATTGGTAGTTACCTGTTCTAGATAACTATGTACTGCTAGTTCTGCTACATGCTCCATGATAAACTAAGCAACGTCAGTTGCGTTAGTGACATCAATGAAACTGTTAACAGTATCTTCATCTTCTAGAGACATATCAGTAGTAGACTTTAGATCATAGGTCTTCTTGATACCTTGGTTAATGTTCTGTACCCATAGCTTGAAGTTAGCAAACAACTCCTTCTCTTCTTCTGCAAGTGGAAGAGTAGAAGTAAAGTCTACCTTAGTAACAGGCTTGTAGATCATGTTGCCATTAGCCATTGCTTCACCTGTAGTAGTTAGTTCAATGCTGTGTTGAGGTAGCAACCGACGATTGCTTGCAAACTTATCAATGACCTGTCCGATAGTCTTGAACGCATCCTTGTTATCAATCTCCCAGATGACAGGGATACCCTCCTCAGATGAGACAGGCTCGCCAGTATTGTCTACTGCTTCGTGCATTGTAACCAGACCAAACAAAGCACGTACTCGTTTAACTGACATGAACAGTTTCTGTTGTGCTTCAGGTAGGTCACCCCAGTTCTTGATGTATCCAGCAGGACGACCACAGTTTACCTTGCCATCAGTATCAATCAGATCATCACGGCCAAACTGTGACTGCCCAACCATGACAGACTTTACGAACCGTCCCTTACGTCCTTGATCGTCAGGCTTAACGTAAGGTACATACCGACTGTAGAAAAACTGCTGAAGGAAAGGTTTGAAAGATATCTTATCTGCGTAGCTAAAGTCTCCATTAGCATCTTGCAAGCGGTAGGTACCTCCCGGTACCACCTCCACCTGTCGTGACTTACCCTTGACCTGCTCAGTACCCATGATGGACTGATGCCAGATACGTAGTCGAGCCAGTGAAGAGTTGTTAGATTCAGCAGCAGCAGCAGATTGTACGGCAATACCCATAGCTTCTGCCATGCTGTCGAAGTTATTAGTAGTGTCTAGAGTTACGATGTTATTCATTTAATTCTCCATGTGTAAAAGGAACACCAGTATACTTATATTCTCACAATTATCAAGCTATATCTTCCATAATCATCCAGTTTTTTCCTGTCTTAGGTTCTAGTACAAGAGGAACATCTAGTGCCACATTAAACCTAGCAAAGATTGTTGCAGGTAACTGCTCAATAGTTTCCTCTACCGTCTTAACTACAGTAGCTTGCTCGTTAGGGTACACATCAATGACAGCACTATCATGTACACTGTTGACTAGAATACTCTTGAGGTTTTTCAACCGCATATTTCTTTCGAGCAAGAGTAGCGTAGTCTGAACAATGTCTGCGGCAAAGGATTGCACAGGATAATTTTTAACCATTGTAAAGTTTGTAATCTTACCAGAGGGTAGCCGTCTTGTGTTAGGAAACTCAAACTGTCTACCCGAAGGTGTTGTTACGTAACCGTGTGTCATTACCTCGTTAGCTAGATCACGATGCCATGATGCAATACCCTTGTATTTAACTAGAAAGTTTTCGTAGTAGGAAGCTTCAGAAGGTGTACGCCCAAAGCCTGTAGCACCAAACAAAGGAGCGAAGGTATGTTCCTTAGCCTGTTGCCTAGTAATAGTCTGACCAGCCTCAGTAATGATAGACGCAGTATAACTATGCACATCAAAGCCTGTCTGTATTTCTTCTATAGCAAGTTTGTCTTTGCTTAACTCTGCTGCAACTCTAAACTCCAACTGAGCAAAGTCAGCTTCAAGTACTGTACCATTATCCCAACGAGAAGTAAACACTTTCTTGATAGGAAACGTGTTTCCTCGTGGCATATTGTGTAGGTTAGGTGAGTCAGATGCCAACCTACCAGTACTAGTCCGATGCTGTGTCATACGAACGTGAAGCCTACCATCTGCTTTAGTAAAGGTTTGTATGCCATCTACGAAAGCAGATAGGTACGTGTCTAGTGCTGATAGCCTACGTACCTTGAACAAGAAGTCCCTAGCACTTTCCATGTTGTTACTGATAGCAACCTTTTCAAGGAACTCTAAGGTTCGTTTGTCTGTCTTAAAGCCATGAGCAGCAATGAAAGAATTAGCACCGACACTGAACTTTAACCCAGCCACTTTGGTGTTAGGTACAAAGACTACACCTGCTGTGTCACAGTTAAGGCAACGACGCTTGGCCTTACCCTTGCTACCATCTTTCTTTCTAGGGAATGAGTAACCCTTACCCTGACATACAGTACACTGGAAGACTTGAGTCTTGTAGATAATATCACTGTTGTTCTCTACAATAGAATAGAACTCTTTCTTCTTAGTGTACATAGGAAAGAGAGATGCCCATGTGGACTTGTCTTTAGGCTTACGACTGTAGATCACCCTACTCAATTGTTCTGGAGAAGATAGGTTGATAGGTGTATCGCCCATAAGCTTATGTACCTGCTCTTCAAGAGAAGCTACTAACACAGCACGCTCTTCAGTAAACTCCTTACGAACATCCTCCAGTACATCAAGGCTAACCTTAAAGCCTCGTTGATACACACGAGCAAGCAGCACACACATATCATTAGTCAAGTCTATTATAGGATGCAGAGGACTGTACGTTTCCTTGAACATCTTCTTACGCAGTTCATTAGATAGTTCTTGGGTACTACGTACATCCTGTAAGCAATACTCAAGCAGTTCATCTTTAGGTATTGAGTCAACAGTAATACCTTTCTTAAGATACTCTGACAGTGTACCAAGCTTCTGATTATCTAGCTCATACCTCTCAGCTACTGCGTCAAGAGACAACGGCTGCTTCACTGACCGTTGCAGTACATACTCTACCAGTAGGGTATCAAAGACTGGACCATCATACTCGAAGCCACACTCCCACAGCCAGATCAATTCATGCTGTGCATTGTGACATATAAGTATAGTAGCCTCCGATAGTAACTCTTGTAAGGCAACATGGGCATCGTTGCTATACTCTACTTCTTTGTGGTTAAACCAGAAGTGATGCTCAACACCAGCGTCTGTCTTAGCACACACAAGCACTAACTCGTTACCCTCAGTGAAAGGGTCCAGCATAAGCTTTCCCTCTGGGGAACGACATGCTGTGTTCTCTATGTCAATAGTTAGTTTCATTACGCTTCGTACCTCGCTGTTAACGGGTTAAGTACTGTCGTAACTTTACCATGACGACCAGTGAGTTTATTCTTAACGATACACCAGTGCCTAGTCCAATCCTCCTCTTCTTGCCCATCAAACGTGGGGTTGTTAGTGATACATATCAAGAGGTCAGCTTCAGATGCCTTACCTGTTTTCGATCCTTCAAGCATTGACATGCTGGCATTGACCTTACCCTCTGCCTCTGCCGACAACTGTGACATAGCAAAGATGGCTGTGTTGTATTCTTTACCTACAATACGTAGTCGAATGTACGTAGCCTTAAGCTGCTCATGCCCAGCAGTGAATACACCTCCGGGCAAAAACTTATCAGCCATGTCTGCAATTAAGATGTCAGGCTTGTATGCTTTAACTGCACCTTCTAGCCTGTCCATATCCCAGCCTGTAGCGTCAGAGATAAACAGATTATCTTTAAGTAAAGCAATACGCTTTTCTGCTTGGCTCTTGTTCTTTCTGATCTCATCCAGTGACATACCACAACAGGCAGTGAGATACCTACCGGCTACACGAGTAGCACGTTCCTCATTAGCCAGTACCATAACCCGTGCCCCTTGCTCAATGAAGCCACCGGGACCGGCACACAAGCTGGCATGGCTACTAGTCTTGCCTGTGTTAGGTCGTGCAGCAGCGACAATCAACTGACCGGCATTGATACCCGGAATCATTTGAGCAACAGTAGGTATGTTGATAGTCCACTTAAACTCTAGATCATTCTGTGTAAGTAGATACTCAATGTCTATAGGCTCAAAGTCTACCCGTAGAGAAGGAGTAAAGTTATCTGCATGTTGATCAATGAACTCACGTACTGGGTGTAAGGATGTGATCTCCCCATTGGCTATCTTAAACGACAGGTCAGCCAACTCATCAGCAGATGCCTCACGGTTTAACTGGGTCAGCACATCATGTGCTACCTCTTTGGATAGAGGCTGCTGTATAAGAACCTTCTGAAAGATACTACGATACACATCCTTCTGTGCAGAAGTAAGTGCAGGATTAGCAGCGAAGAACAAAGCTTCTAGGTCATCAGTACCTAAGTCTTCCTTGTATCTAAACATAGCATCATCAAGGACACGCTTGATTGATTTAGTTTCCTTCGATCTGAACACGCCTTGTCGTGCAAAGACTTTGTTAGTGTCATAAAACTCTTTGTTCAAGAGCGTCTTCATTAGTCCGAGTTCCATACTCATCCTGCAAACTTCCTTAAATAAGCCATGTCTGATGGCATCCTATATTTTATATCGTCCTGTAAGTTTAGTGCATAAACATTTGGAAAGGTAGACCTAAGTGTTGAGGTAATCTGTAGTGTCTTACGTTTAGCATCAGGGTCTAGTGCAACAATGATCTTTGAATACGGTTTAAGGTAGTCAACGTATTGGGCAAGAAGGTTAGTACCTAACAACCCAAAGCCTACCAAATTCTCCATCTCACCGACAACACTTGCCGAGACACAATCCTCCACCACCACCGCAACTTCACCCTCGCCGTATACATAAGGGACTTGTGCTTCACCATAGCGTTTCCATTTAGGTGCATAAGTGTTTCCTCCAACAACACGACCAGTAGCATCGACAATTTTTCTATCCTTCTTGACTAGGAATACAACGCGATCTTCCTTGACATCATACCTAGTGTCTATGTGTCTAGCGTTCAAGTCATACTGTAACATCCACTCATTCATTGCGGGATGTGACCTTACCCAATGGGTAGGCTCATTAAAGTCTGCGTTAGTATGTGCCTTACTTTCTTTCATGTTGCTTAGGTCAGCAATAGTAATGGGTCTGTCTGACTTGCCTGATACCTTACAAGTATTCTTATAGCAGTTGTATACTACACCTCCTACGTTTCTTGAAACAGTGAATGTATTTCTACCACCACAAATAGGGCAGTCACCTCGGTAAGATGCATCCATATCCAGTGGGGGTAACTGATCGAGGGCTGCTTGTAATGACATAGCCTACCTGTAACCGTAGTGCATTATAATTCCACTGAAGTATATCACAAGTATAGCAGAGTTCAACACAATTAAAGCACGATCAAACCATAACAAACCAACACACAACCATAGCGACACACCCGCTGCCATAATAAAAAGATTGTAGGGTTCAATATCATATGAGTTAAACACTGCCCCAACAATAATTGTAAACGTAGCCAGCCACTTGATGTACCAACTAAGGTCGTGCGTTGGTGTTTTCTTTTTCACTTCACACCTCATTCATTAAGTTGAAAGTTCCTTTTAGTTGCTGCGTTCCTAGCCTGATCAACACTGATCCTAGTGTATGGTGTAAGACTAGCACGACTCTTGTGTCCACTGAAGGACATCATCTCATTATCAGTAGCACCATGATTAGCTAAGTCAGTCAGCACTGTACGGCGTATGTCCCTGAACTGTAGCTTATCTGGTATGTTAGCAGACCTAGCTAACCTCCTGAAAGTATGGCGTAATCCGCTTTCAGTGTATGGTTCCATAGTGTTAGGATTGGGTACAACCCAAGGTTGAAATGCATAGTACTCCTTTTGATCAATGATCATTCGCTTAAGGTTATCCGAGATAGGTATGCCGGGGATATGTTCTCTAGTTTTTTCAATAGACTCACGAACATATAGCTGCTGCTCTAAGTCAAAGTTTTCCCATTGTACTAACCTCATATCTCCAGCACGTTGACCTAGCTCTGCATTGATACGAATGAGTAGGCCAATGTTTCTCCATCGCCTCTCAGCGAAGGCTGTCTTGAGTATGCTCTCAAAGTTAGCGTTAGTCCAGACAGTATGTCTCGGTGCTGCTTGCATCCTTTCTACTAGGGACCAAGGGTTCCTGTCTAACAGATCGTGTTTGATTAACACGTTCCATGCTCGCACAGCTACCTGCACTGTGTAGTTAGCACCACGAACACCCTCACCCTGTGACTGCTTAATCATTAGGTAGTACAAGTCTTGGCAGGTAGAAGGTCTAAGCTTGTCAATAGCTACACTACCTACAGTCTTA